ATTATCTGTTGGAGAAGGTGTGAACTGATGTATTGTGCCAGCAGTAGTAGCAGAAGTTCTTAATCCTGCACCCAAATCAACTGCTAATCCAGAAGTAATATATACATCTGCTATACCAGATACAACTATCCAACAATATTCACCATCTGCTTTACCACTCTCATAAAATACACCTATAGGCATATATAATCCTGCACCTGATATATCTGTTAATTCAACTGCATTCGCTGTGGTAGGTGAATTTTTAACAACCATTCCTTTTACAGAAGGTGAACCTGTTTTATTTATAAGTTTTATTGCATAACCACCTTCAGGTGTTATTAGAAAATTACCATTAGTTTGTATTGGATTTTGTAGAAATCCCATTTAATTCACCTCCTAGTAAACTGCAATCCAGTTAAATGTTATTCCAGCCTGTTTTATCTTTACTGATTTTATTGGATTATGTTCAGAAGAATATTTGAAACCTTGATTTGCTCTTAGAAAAACTTCTGTCCCATCAACAATTAATGTGCAATCTGCATCATTGAGAAGTTCAAATTCTTTAAAAGTGTAAACTACATTTACCCATGTTTGAGGGGGAGATGGTATGATTTCAGCATTTGCGGTACTAGTCTGTTTTTGTGTGCTGCCGATTATATTTGCCATCTATTTTCACGCTCCTTAATTCTTTATTTTAATGATTTGATTTAGTTTGATTTATATTTTTCTATTTAAAATGGTATTAACCATTTATTTCCAACTTTATAACCCTACTCCCACAATAGGTTTATTTTTAAATTTTTATATGAAAGTTGTATTTTGTGTGGATTTTTATGTAAAAAAAATGAGATAGGCTATTGAATAGCCTAATTTAGCTTTCTTTAACCTATCTCATTAGTTATTTATTTAATAATTAATTAAGAACAAGTAACCTCAACTACATCAGTAAGTCCACTTGCAGTATGTGTAATTGTAATGTAAGCCGTTCCTGCACCCACAAAACTGATAACCCCACTTGAGTTTACAGTAGCATAACTTTCATTACTTGAAGCATAAGTACAATCTGTAGCCGCAAAAGTTACAGGAGCATAAATTCCACTTCCCCTTAGACCATAAACTGCCAATGCATATGTTTCGCCAGTTTCTAAAGCAACTTCACCAACATCAGCAGTTATTGCAGTATAAATTACAGAACTAGAAACAGGTATAACTTTTTTATAACCATAAACATCATCTGAAGTAGCAAGTACTTTACCTACCATTGAAGATGTCGAAGGAGTTTCTGAAGCTAAAGGCATTTCAAAGTTACCAGATGGCTTAAACTGTGGGAATATCCACTGTATCTTTTCTTTTAATCCACCAGCATCAAATACTTTAACTTCAAGTACTAATTCATATGCTTTCGGGAAACTAGTTCCATCAATAGTAATCATATCAACAGTTTCACTATACTGATATGTAACTTTAACTTTCTGGTTAGCATAAGTTCCACCCATAGCAAAATTACTACCACTAAATGATTTTGTTATAATATTTCCAGTAGAAATTTGTACATAAGCCTTTGCTCCAGCTACAGGAGTTTTTAATGCTACACTACCATTACCACCAGCATCAAGTGTTACTTCTTCTTCAAATTTATATACATTGGAAACCTTATTCTGTATAGTTTGACCGCAGTTTATGGCTATCAAAACGGGTTCGTACCTAGCATCTTCCAATGTAATCTCACCTGTACGACCATAATTGTATACATATAAAAGTTTATTAAATTCCCCACCCCTTATTTCTTGTTCCTGAACATTAAACGCTATATTTGAATTAACAAGTGTTTTACTTTTCATTACTATAGCATCTAAATCAGTATCACGAAGAAAACAATTAGCAACGGTGGTTATATATTGTTCCTGATTAACGCCCATATTTTCTACCTCCTAAATTAGTTTATATTATTTATTAATGCTATCCATTTTAGCATCAAAATCTGACTTTTTCATCATTACTTGACTATAATCTATTTCATCTTTTATATGTGACATCCAATGAGGTATTTTTTCTTTAAAAGTAACAAATCCACTCATTTCAGCAGTTTTATAGATTAAATGTTCTTTTATAAGATTCAATCTTTTTAGTTCTTTTCTAAATTGATAAATAGTCATTTTTCTAATTGGCTTATAATCTTCAAAACGCATTTCACATTTATAAGAAGTAATTAAATCTTCAATATTACCATCTTCTGATTGCTGTCTTCTTGCCATATAATCCATTGCTTCTTCAAGTTCTTTTTCAACATCTGGATGTAATGTGTTATTATTCACAGGAATTGCATTTTGAATTAAAATGATTTTCTTTAATTCATCAAAGTCTTTTTCATTAATTAATAAATTATAATCTAGAACCTTAATTGATATAAAAATCTTTTCTCTTTCATCCATAAAAAAAACAACATCGTCAGTTTTAAAAACATAACTAAGAAGTTGCTTTAGCTTTTCGGAAATGTCACCAAAAAGTATTTTTCCATTTTCATTTTTTAAATGTGGAAGCACACATAAGATAAATTTTAAATAACTCATTTTTATAATTTGTATATCTGGTATTTTATTTTTTTTAAATAAAAGTACTGTAATTAATTCTTCAAATAATTCATAATCATTCATAATAAAGGGATATAATTTTAATCCTTTGTATTCTTGACAATCACCCCAAATATTTGTAAGTATTCCCATTTAAACCGACCTCGTTTTCATGGTGAAGGAATAGCCTGTGAATTTTGAATTAAAGTATCGGAGTACTGCTGTTGAGTCTGAAAAAACTAGTTCACCAACCCCATCTACTAATTGACCATTTAATGATTGTAGAATTCCCTTAAATAACGTAGTTGGTCGCTGTTTTCCACCATCAAGTCTCCATAATTCATTACAAACAATAATGTCAAAACCAACTCTTGCTTTTACAAGATATGGATTATCTGGTGCAAAAGAAGCATAATATATTCTTATTTCAGAACGTTGGTCTTCAATTACATCATTATTAAATGGTCTAAAAATTACTCTTGTATTTTCTAGATTGTTAATATCTTGATTATAAAGTTCATAACGTTCATCATCGGTTATGGTTTGAGATAAAGCATCAGGTGTATTAAATTTTAAACATTTAGCTATATCTTCATTTTGTATGATTTTTTGAGAAATATTTCTTAGAATATTATCTATATTTGAAAATTCTATATACTCTGACATACTTTACCTCCTTATATTATACTTTTAACTTGAATGGAAATTATACTAAATACTGTGTTATTCTCAAGCATTTCGCAACGCAAATTAACCGTTCCTAATAATGAAGAATTAGCTTTTATTGTAGCATTTGTACTATTTTGTGCCGTTATTGTAGCAAGCGTAATGTCACTTATACTCCAAACACAATCCTTAACTACTTCAATCCCATTATTGTAGACAATTGCCGAGTAGGATTTACTCTGCCCCTGATATATGCTGTTTGAACCAGAAATTACAATACTATAATTATCCGCAACAACTTCTTCCACAGTCACTTCGATAATATCTGAAACCCCATTACTCACAGCAGTTATAGTGACTACACCCTCTGAGATAGGTTGTATTAAACCTGTCGTGGAAACTGTACAAATTTCTTCGTTTGAAGTGGAATATGTGATTGTTGGATTTTCAACCACAACTCCGTTGTTTGTTAAAATTACGGAGAGTTGCAAAGTTTGTGAGGTGTTAAGAGATAGTGTGTTGCCATTGAGGATTGTAAGTACAAAATTTGTATCAACATAATCCGCTAAATTCAAATCTAAATTATCATTAGCACCTTTTTGACTCTTAGTCATAGTGAGATATAATAATCCATTTTGTATAAGTGATTGTATTTTTGTTAATTCGTATATACAATTTTCATCTTGATTAAATATAAATCGTTTATCAGCTTTAAGTTGTGAAGTATCAAAATTGTTTTGTACTGTGACTAAAATTTGGTCATCACCAATTGTAAAGTATTTGTTTTGTTCCAGACCATCACTATAAACCGAAGTTTTATCTAAAATTATACAAGGATACTCTTTTATTTCTCCTGTTGAAGTTTGCCATTTAAGAGTATTATTACACTTCTCTATAATCCCTTTAGCATAAATATCTTTATCACTATCTACATTAGTACACAACCAATGTACAGAATTCCAAAGTACATCATCACCTGTATTTATATCTTCATCAGGTTTGCATAAAACACGTTTTTTATTTGGATTTTTAAGTATTGCATTTTCGTCTACTATTTGAACGCCTCTATCTATGTCGTTTATTTTAATTTCATGATAAGAAGGAGAATCTACAAATGTATTTGTTATTGCACTAATAATAGCCTTAGTTCTACCTTCTTTTATAGTACTTCCGTATGCAGACATACGACTTCTATATAAATCAAAATCACCCATAAGATTCTCCTTTCTACATTTTATTTATCATTTTAATATTCTGTTAAATTAAATGTTCTCCAATTAGCATCATTTTTTCCATTCGGAGTAATATTAACATAATAATCCCATCTTGAATTATTTGCATCCCAATTTCTCATTACTACATTAGGTTCTGGACATTCTGTACCATCTGTACCATTTGCTAAAGGTAAAATACCAGTAGTACCACCAACAAACTGAATTACATCACTATCTACTATAGCAGGTACACCAAGTCCATTACCGTCTGCTGTAGCAGTAAAACCAGCAATTTTATTTATTTCTGTCGCAATTAAACCAGCATTGTTTTTAGCATTATCTGGGTCGGGAGTTGCATCCATACCCAACGTAATAGTAATAACATTATCTGTTTTTACTACTGCTAAAGCACCATTAGCTAAACCATTTTCAACTTCAAATGAAAAAACATTTCCTGCTATACCAGCAGTATCATATTCAACTGTTACAAAACTATTGGCAGTTACCCCATCACCAACAATTGCTTTTGCTTTTTGTGCGGTTATTGGAATTGCAACCGAACCATCACCACTATGTATTGCAGAAAAATCAGATAATGCATTAATCTTAGCCGCTACTAGAATTGCAGTATTTTTTGCATTATCTAATGCACCACCAGCACCAGTACCAAGGGTTACAGTAATTACACCATTATTAAAAGTCGCATCCATAGCAATATTATTACCAACTCCTGCAACTACATTTATAGAATATTGGTTATTAGCATGTAATCCTAACAAAGTAGTTGATGTTACAATGACTTGCCCATTTGCTCCTGAACCAATGGTTACGGTAGAACCTTTGGCGTTCTGAGGAACAGGAGAACCGAACCACGAACTTCTTATTTCAAACATTTATTTACCCCCTTTTCAGATATTATCTAAAGTCATATTTATCTTGTATTTTCTTTAAAATATCAATACATCGAAAGACCTCACGTTTATACACTTTATGAGTGCAATCATTATTTATAAAATATTGTAATGTTGCTAACAAAGAAATAAAACTTCCATCATTTCTCAATTCAGAAATTAATTCTTTACTACCACTTAATTCTAAAAGTAACGATTCAAGATATTCTCTAAGTGTGTCTGGTTCTTGTTCACTTATTGGTAGAATTTTGAAAATTCTATTAACTAAAAAGTTAAAATAATTCACAAGCATTTGATTAGGAATATTTTCAACATTAATTTCAATCATCATATAAATCATCCAAACTATTATTATTATAAGAGTAATCTACCAACAACTTACTTATTTCTGATTGAGCATCTTTTCTTAACGTTTGCAATTCTTTCAAATGATTTGCTTGCGAATAAAGATTAAAATCTTTACTTCCCATAGATTGTTTTAATAATTCTAAACTATTTACCTGTGGTCTTAACCACTCAATAACCATTAAATTAGCAAGAATTTCAACTTCTTCATCTGTTAAATCTTCTGTGAAACCAAGTCCATCAACACTTCTAAGTGATAAATCTTTTTTACATTTCTTAAATTTAGGAACTGAACTATTTAAATATTTAAGCATTTGTAAATTCAAATCTATATCACTCATATTTGCTAAATATTGGTCTGATACTTTATTTAAAAAAGAAACATATATCGTTGTATAGGGAGTTGCCATTATTTACACCCCCATATTATATTAATTCAATATTTAATTCTTTTTGCAAAATCTCAACAACCTTTAATGAATCAAGTGTACCCTTACGCATTGCATCAGAAGCTCTATCTGCTATTAACCTTTTAGTTCCTTCCGGTGCTTTACTTAAAATATCTTTAACTTGTGCAGGTGTTTTAGAGAATATAGAATCTATATCATCATAATTTATAAGATTTTTATAGAAATGTGTGGCATGTAAATCTTCAAGAACATCTTGTTCCATAATTACCCAAGGTTCTTCAAAAAATCTTTTATATTTATTCAGCATATAAATCAATTCTTTATATTCCAATGGATAAGTATCACCATACTCTGCCCATACTACTTCAAGACCATTTGAAGTTACAAAGTTTAATCCACCATGAACTATGCATTTTACATCTATCATTTCATTAAGGTCACGTTGCTTTTTTATTACCTTTTTAGGTATTTCAACCACTGGTGTTTCTTCGTTATTTTCTTTTTCAATAGGTTTCTGTACTTCTTTTATTTCTTCATCTACCTTTTCAACGACCTTTTTTACAACCTCTTTAGTTGTTTCTTTGCTCTTACCTTTATTTTTATCCTTATCGGATGGTCTACCTGCTTTTCCATTTGCCATTTAATTTTTCTCCTTTCATTCACATATAAATAAGAGGTAGGCAAAGATTAACTCTACCTACCTGAATATTTATATTATATAAGTATAAATTTTTAATATAAAAACCTTATAAAAGCCTTATATACTAAGGGTTTACGGAAGGCGGTACTGCCCCCATACTGTATCCATGAGCAATCCTGTTCCATTTCTTTCTCCAGCAAATATATCATAAGTCATATCTGCATTTTCAAACATACTCTTTGAAGATTCAACTATAGCTTCACCCTCTGTTACGAACTTCACAGGTTTTGTTGCTGAAGTAACTATAAACAAGTCTCTATTAGTAATTAACTGTGTGAAAGTACCCTGTACATGTATCTGAGGTATTCTCATCATGTTAATACCATTGAATGAACCATAGTAACCTAATTCATTGTGTGATTCTCTCATCTTTTCAGACAATACAGCAGTTGTAACAGAACGCAATGCAGTCCTTGTACCAACTATTGTTACAGGATTACCAGTAGCGGCTTCTACGTTTTCACATATGTTAAGCAATGTATTTTCTACGAAAGCACCGTTAGCTATAAATGCGGCATTCAATACACTAAGACCACCTATGAAAGAGTTGTATATATCCTGTCCTCTTCTGTTCATAAAGGATTTTTCAATCTTATCAAGGAATTCAACTATATCCATTCTTCCAGACAAGAGTCTGTTAGCTTCTTCATAAACCTGAATTGTCTTCAACTGTGTAGGTATGGATACGTTCTGACCTTTGTTAATTCTCTGTCTTCTTACACCATAAATACCTTCTGCTGTATCAGATACAGTAAACAAGGAATTATCTGGAAGATAGAAGCTGTTAATGTCACCAAGTTTTACGTTTTTGAAATCTACAAACCTTTCAAAGAAAGGATTATCTTTAAATCCAGAAAGAACAGTTGCTTCAAGTATCTGTTCAATTATCTGGAATATAGCCTTATTATCCCTCAAGTCTTTATATGAAACAGTGGTTTTACCCCCATTAACTTCAATAAGTTCCTGTCTCAATACTTCTTTATTTTTCTGCATATCGGATGCGGCAAAATTAGTGTCTACTCTACCGAAATACAGGTCACTAGCTAATTTTACTATTGATTCATAAGCCATATTATATTTCCTCCTTAAATTTATTTTGTATCTTATTTAATATTTTGTTAATCATTAATCTATAACGTTCGTAACTACACAACCATACATTGTTATATTTCTTCCACCAATAGGGTCTGCACCAAGTACATAAGAATCTTCGATAAGAACCTGTACACTCTCAGTTCCAACAGGTGCGGCAATTTCTGTCCAAGTTATACCTGCGGCATTAGTTACAAGTGAGTTACCAACTACAGGAGTTAAACCAATAGGTGTTATTGCTCTTGCAGAAACAGAAAAATGGTCACCAACCTGTGGTTTTCTAAGTCTCAAAAGCTGACCTGCGGCATTATTATAGTTATTAAGACCTTGTGTAATTTCCTGACTGTATATGAGTTCAGGAGTATCTACTATGTAAATGGGGTCAGTTGCAGCAGTAGTAGCACCTACTATATAAACTTCTCTCTGGTTAGGATCTTTTGCTCCAAGGACTACTGTACAACCATTGTTTATAGCAGTATCAACACCTGCTACCTGATATCTACCAGTTTTTAAAAGGGAACTTAATTTAGTTGAAGCCATGTTTTCGGCAACAAAAATAGCATTAGGCATATTATTCTTCCTCCTTATTATTTGTATTAGTTAAGTGTTTTTCAAATAGGTTTCCGTAAGGTGATACTTCACCAGTATTTCCCTTATCTCCACCTAATTTGATGATGTCTTTATTTTTATTGCTAGAGAATTGTATTTGCTTTCTAGCAAAAATGACAGCCAGTTTTTCTTCAAGTTGTTCAATTGTAAAATCATTTTTATTTTCTTTAATTGATTTATAAGCCTCATCTTCAGTGTCTAAAATTTCATCGTATTTTGAGAAAAGTATATTTTCATCATTTTCTCTTTCTTCTTGAAGTTTCTGAGATTTATATGAAGATAATTCTTCATTATCAGATTTAAGTTGAGCATTTTCTGTTTGAAGAGCAATATTTATTTCTTTTAATTCTGAATACTCATTACGCATATTTTCTAATTCAGTCTTTTCTTCTTCTGTTAAATACATTAGATAAATTTTTACAAATTCACCCAACTCAACTTCATCATTTTCTGTTTTTGTATAAGGTACTTTATAATAATCATTAGGTTCTTTCTCATCCTGAACTACACAATATGTATCAAAAACTTCAAGTATCCAATAATTCCAAACCCTATAACCATCTTCATCAACGGGGTTCAACTTGTCCCATATTATTGCTCTAATATCATCATGTGAAAGTTCAAATATTAATTTTTCCATTTCATCATCTTCCTTAGAAAAATCTTCAGTTTTTGAATCTTCTGGAGGAACATCCTCCTTCTTTTCTAACTCTACATAAGCGGCTTTTAATTCTTGCATCATCTGTGTGAAATTTGATTTAAATTCGTCTTTGTCTAAACCAAATTGAGCAATTGTAACTTCTGCATTTTCAAAACAAGGTTCAACTGAATTTTCAGGATTATCATTATCTCTCCCCAATAAACAAAGAGCAGAATATTCAAACTCATTAATCTCATAATACTTGTAATCTTCAGACCATTTACCATTGATAATATTAATTTCCATAGATTGATTTACGCCTTTATTATCAATAATAAATTGAACCTGTTCTGGATTTCTGTCATACCACAAAACTACATCTGTTTCATAATAAAGTTTCATGTTCCCATTTTCATCTGCTACTTCAATCCATTGTGCATTATTATTTTCAGGTACAACACCATATGGAATAGTTAGTGGTTTAAAGTCTATATTATTGCCTTGAAGTTCAATAGAAATATCATGACCTCCAAAGCCACCCTTATCTGCACCAACCCAATTTCCAACAACAGGAATTAATGCAAGAGTATTTTTAGCCTTTTCAAATGCTTCTCTAGGTATGTCAGAAAAATTTTTGTTCTTTCCTGCATATGCAATTTTACATTTACCCATTTTAAATCCAGAATTACCTATAGTCTCAAACTTCTCTCCAAACTCAACTTTAAACCTCATAGTCTTTGGCTCTTTTTTCTCCATCAAACTACCTCCTTTCTTAGAAATTAAGTCTGTTAGATATTATAATTTTTGATTTATCTAACTCATCGAAATTGAATTTATTATTATCAACAATAAAAATCCAACAGGCTTTATTATCCATTACTTCTTGTTTTAATAATTTTAAAGTTAAAGATAATTTATCTGCTAAATCTTTATCGAAGCAATAAACAAAGTTTCCCATAATTTATTTCTCCTTTAACTCAATAATGTTTTATTATGTATGTATATATTAAGAAAGTTTTATATTGTATTTGTTTAACTCCTTAGTTAATATTTCTTCTATTTTGTCGAAATCATAATACCAGATTTCTAATAGATTAATATTATGTTTAAGTGCGTATTCTTTTTTACGACGGTCATGTTCTTGTTGGATTTTGAATTGTTGCTTGGTTTGATTTCTTGCGGTATTATCATGGTATTCCCCTTGATATTCTAAAAGGATGTTGTACTTTGGAATATAAAAATCATAAGACAAATTACCATTTTTTTAACCCACCAAACCATCAAATTCCTTTTGTGGAATAAAATATATGTTATATATCTTGTCTTTTTCTGATAATTTACTATAATCATTTTGATTAATTTCCACTAAATCATTTGTTATGAAAATTCTTTTACATTCCTTTTCACCTTTTGATAAATTACATTGTGGACAAGAACGCCCTTCGTCTGTTCTATGATATATTGCATCTTTCCACTCATATCCACAATCTTTACATTTCCACCAAACTTTTTTATTAGATTTGGGTGTATATTCATTGGGAAATTTATCGTTATGTATATAATTCCACTCTTGACACAATTCTGGATTACTAATTAATAAATTATTATCTTTAGAAGCATATCTACCCCAACAATAAGGACAATTACTACTTATCTTTTTATTAGTTCTATTGCTAATGGCAGTTTTCCATTCATGTCCTTTTTCACATTTCCACCAAACTCTCTTTTGACTGCCACATGTTACGTCATGTGGAGTTAAACTACCATTTTTAGTTGGATGCCATTCAGAAACCAATTCTGGAAATAATGTTGCTAGACAATTTGAAGTAGAAACTTGAAACCCTCTACAAACACCACAACCACAACCACTCTGAATTACCGACCACTCACATTCAAAAATTTCTCCACATTCAAAACATTTCCACTTTAATTTTTGTATTGCTTTTACAAACGTATTACTCACTAGTTCAAAAGGTTTATTATTTAACTTACACCATAATTTAATATTTTGAATTGTATATGGATTAAAACTTGAAAATTTTACATGACTTTTATTTAAAAAATTAGATAATGTTTGAAAATAGTAATATCCATCAATATCTTTAAATATTAGTGAAGTATTTGCATTTATATATTCCTTACTTATTAATTCATATCCTTTGTTCTTTAAATATTCTTTTACCATTTGATAATTCCATTTTGTATATTTCATTTATTCCTCCTTATTTTAAACATAAAAATAAAGAGGTAGGTGGGAACATACCCCACCATGCATTTACCTCTAAAATAATTAATTATCTATTCTTCGCCTTGTTGTTTACCCGCACCACCATTTGACCCCTCTGCTTGTTGAGAAGGTCTTCCATTAATCTTATCAGGAGACATAGTATTACTTGAAGTCAATGGAATAAATCTATTCTTAAAATCCAGCACAGATTCGAGTTCTATTGCTGATTCTACTTCTAATGGTGATAGTCCTAAAACTGCACATAATTCTCTTTTTACAGGCAACCCGTAAATCGCAGATTCACGATAATGTTTCGCTAATTCTAAGAAATTAAAATTTGTCGAATCTAATATAGAAATTTTAAAGTTATCATCAATACAAAGTTTTAAGGTACGATTAGTCCATCTAGCAAACTGTTCATAAAGTCCTGTAATAAGATTAATATCTACCTGTATACTTGAACGGATACTCTGCTCAGTTATCTTATCTGAATTAAATAATGCCATATTAGTACCAGAAGCACTCCAAAAAGAAGCCTCTGCTTCAGCTACAGAATTTTTATTAATCTGATTTTTATCTCCTAAATGAATATCTTTAATATCATCATATGGGCTAAGTAAAAAGGCTGTCTGGTCTGGAATTTGTTGAATTATCTTATTACCAAATTCCAAAGCTGTATCTAAATCTAACCCAAAATTATTGGCAACACCATTTTCCTTCAAATAAGGAATCTTGCCCACAAGCAAAATGTAATTCTCTAATTCCAATTTTGAAATATTTAGTTGTTTTACTTCAGCCAAATTAAATACGTCTGGAAAAATACTTGCAAAGAATGGAATTGGATATTCCAATTCTTCCTGTAATTTAATACAAACGCTATTTTCAAGAGTTAATTCTTGCCATCTATATTCCTTACCGTTTTCTTTATATAATTCATATTTATCTTTAAATTCAGATGCATAATTAGTTTCCAATGATTCTCTATTTTTAGAAGAATTAAAATACGAAAAATCAAATTGAAACCGACGACAGCCATCAGCACTACCATTTAATCTACAATAATCAGGATTTAATCTTTGTATTGTAAATGAATGGTCTGGAATCATATATGTATAACCATAGAAAACATCTTCAATGAAAATTGTTTTGGTAATCTTACTAAATTCATGTTTAATATTCATTACATCTACGTATTTTGCTGTTTTTAAGTACTTATCTAAAACCTTTTCTTTAGGTAATTCAAGCATCTTTAAACTAGCAATATCTATCACATAATCAAATCTCGTCATATCACTAAAATAATGCAACAACCTCTTATACTGAGGACTCAAATTATACAATAAATTAGAAATCTGCCTAAGTATCTTTTCACTTGCTATTGGTGATTGTAAATATCTTATTATGTCTTCTTTATTATATTGAGATAAAAATGCTGAACCTTCATTTGTTGCTTGTAAATCTTTCTTAATGAGAGATACTAATTTTGATGTATCAAGTTTGAAATATTTATATTCAAATTCTTGTTGTTTTTCTATTGGAGTGGGGGTTGGAGTTTCAGTGTCTAAGATAGTAACTGTTTTTGTAGAGTTTGATGTTTTTTGTTTAGGCAATGTATTACCTCCTTTCTATGAGGTTATTTATTTAGTATTTATTTAGTATTTTCTAATGTTGGGTTGTTTAAAGAGGAATAGTTTGTTTATGTCGATGGTGTTATTGTTTTTCTTACCAGTTATATGTTTTCTCCTTAATTGTTGTAAGTACCATGCTAACATAGCTAAACAATAAGCTCTATCATCATTCATTTTTCTAACTTTATCAGGAGATAAATCATATCTATAGTTTCCATTTGTACCATCAAATCTATATATATTCACTAATTCTTCTTTAGCTAAATCAATATTTTTTAAACATAATTCTTCATCAAATGAAAGTTTATATAGTCTTTGATTACTTTGAATTTCTTTATTTTTATTCTTTTTTTCGTCTTCTACTTCAATTTCCACATTATCAAATAATGTTAAATAACCTTTCATATCGTAATCATGAGTAAAAGACATTAAATCCAAATTCATCATTTCAATAAGAGCATCAAACATTTCTTTCTTATATTTCTGTGGAGACATAAGTTTAACTTTATCTACTGCATTAGGAAATTTAGAAATATAATCAGCAGATTCAATTTTATCTATTAAACCTTTATGTTTTATTCCTTGACTATCTATCCAATCTTCCATAAGATAATCTGCAATATTTACTCCACCACCACCTGCTCCAGCATCAATCATCACAGCTTCTATATTTTCATAATCAGCCGCATTCTTTCCATTATAATCAAGTATCATTTGTTTAAGAAAATCAATCTGCTCTGGCGTTCTCATAGGTGTTTTCTTTTTCTTGGCAACATCAACAAAACTAACTCCGTTACATATTTGCATTTTATATCCTACATTGTTATCTAATATAATCTCTCCAACCATTGATACACTGTTATCGTAGGAACGAGCAGGGTCATATACGATTACAAATTTGCGTTTTCCTGTATCATTATATAAAACTGGTACTCTAACTTCAGAATTTCTTATGATAGTAGCACGTTTTATAATTTGATTATCTCCACCTTCTTTAGAGAAAATATTTTTATATTCTCTATTTGCCTTTTCAGGATTTTCCCTCATAGCATTATCAATAGTCTCTTGTGTTAATAATGCAACAGGATATAGTTTTCCATTATAAGTTGCTTTCATAACAACTTCATCTTTAATATCTGCAACAAAATAACGCTTATCTCCAAGAAACATTCTTTTCGAAAACTCTCTATATTTTTTATAAAAATATGTATCTATACTTGAAGCTGAAGAAGCATATATTAATTGATTAGGAAATTGTATAGGTCTTGTTGTTACATCAACATCTCCACCAAGGCTAAAGTTAGTATTTTGTGTAGTAAATGGTTCAGTGGCAACAAATAATTCATCTGGTATATACCCCGCCTCATCATAAAAATTGCAATTGCTTCTTTTACTTCTTACATTATCTGGAACAGAGTTAAGTGTATTAACCTTACTACCATTAAAAAGTTTATATTCAAAACTATTAGGATTATGAGTAAATCCATCTGTGTTAGCAGTACTTTTAACTAGTTCATTATAAAAAATATCGGTTAATCCAGTAAAAGATGAAATTTCTCTTTTAGTTATTTTTTCAATTTTACTAAATAATTCTTTACTTTGAGAACCATCACTTGCTAATAAATAACCTTGAAAATTTGGTATTAGCAAAGATTTAGTCATAATAAAAGGACTGCCTAAGGTACTTTTTCCTGAGTTCCTGCATTGACACCATACGCAAAACGGAGTAGTCCAACTATTCATAAATACATATTTTTGGTAATCAAGAAGGTCAATTCCTAGTTCAAAGGAATCTCTCGACAAACCTAACGGGAAATTTTCTGCCCCATTGAACTATTTCTGCAAGTCTTAAATAACCTTCTCTTTTTCTTTGTGACATTTGTTTCTCATTTGGTTTAATATAGAAATCCATAACTTATCACCCTCTTTATCACATACCTTGTTGAGCATTTCTTATTTTTAATAATCTTAATTCTTCTTCTAATTTTTCACATTTACTTCTAAACTCTTCAATTAATGTTCTTTGTTCTTTTATCATTTCAGTATAATCATTCTCATCAAACATTAATTGTTTTAATATACTTTCATTACTTATTTCTGCTACTTGTTTTATTCCACCAATAGTCTCTATATCAAATAAATTTATATCTGATTCAGTAAATCCTTTTTCTTGTAACTGTTTAATAATACCTGATAATGTTCCAGCACCTTTGGATTTATTATTATTATGATTAACTGAAATACCATTATCTTTTGCTAGTGCTAATACTGCTCTAAGCATTTTATCTTTTGCATCCATAAGTGATTTAACTCCACCTACATTATTAGCAACAGCTTTAATATCACTTGTGATTACAGCTAAAGCACTATTTATTTTATCTATTTGGTTAAAGCTTTTTACTATCTCAATTACTGTAGGTAATTTAAATGAGTCTTCGAGTGTGGATTCATCAAGAAAATCAATTAATCTATTATATAAATATTTCTTATCATCAGGATTTTCAGATTCAAACGGGTCATACCCTAAAATTCTCAATACATCTTCTTCATTTCGCTTATCATTAAGATTAATAGGCTCTGAAGATTTTTCATTTAAATTTTCTTTTAATTCTGCTTTATGATAAAAATCATCACTTTCATCAAAAGTAAAATTTGAATATTGATTAAGTGAGTTAATATTTTTAACGTATATACCAAATAGAGGCGTTCCTTTATTTGTAGATTCATTTAATGCGGCAGTATATACATTTTCAATATAAACTATATCAAGTTTTCTACAAGTTAAATAAGTTGCCAATCTTGCATTTTCGTTCTTTTTTAAATAATAATCATATATACTTAAAATGCACTCCTTGCATACCCCAATCCTACCATCAGGTAAACCCTTGTATATCATTGAATTTGATTTGTAATAATTCCGTTCTATGACTTTTTCATCACCACAGCAAGTACACTTAATAGTATTTGTACTTGCTTTTTTAATTGTACTTGCTTTTGCCAATTCCTTTCATCTCCTTTTATCCTCATAAAATAAAAATAAGTACTCACTACCGCCTACTCTATGAATAAGCGGTTATCAATACTTACCGAACTCTCAAAATATATTTCAACCAAACAAACATTCTGTGTACTTACTCTTTCCTAGCAAACACACCCTGTAGTCCCATATCGACTCCGACCATAAAGAAACTCATCAATTTCTTACCCAAACAATCTTCACAAGCATCATTATCAATCATTTCAATTATCTCATTTATTTCATCTGTAATTACATCATAAGGATGTTTACTTTTATTGTTTTCTTCATTCAAATCACAATGTTCACAATCACCATCACATTCTTCATAATCATCTTCAAACTCTTCTTCCAAAGCATTCTCAATTCTGATATAATCATCAAAACTTATTTCTCTACCATTACTAAAATAACTTACGTCATAAATACCTTCATCATCATAGTTAATCTTCTTTATAAGATTCATTATTAATCTCCTTTTATTCATTTATTCATATAATTTCTTGAACTAAACCATATTTAAGCATATCGTCACTCGTCATATACCACTCATATCTTTCACATTTTTGATATTCTGCTTCACTAATATTACTATGAGTAAGAATAAAATCTTTTATTTTTTCTTCATATTTCTCATTGAAAGCAAAATAATCTTTTACCTGTGAACTTGTTCCCTCTACATAAGTACTTCCTCCATGAACCAAAGCTGTACTGAATGTATAACATCTTACATGTACATTTGGATTATTAAAAGCACTCATAATTATCAAACTACCCATACTATAAGCATAAGCAAGTACCGTAATAGTTGTTTTAGTCTTTAATCTAGATATCACATCACACAATAATAATCCGTTATAAACTTGCCCTCCCAATGTATTGACCAGAATATTAATTTCTTGACCAGTGTCATCATTATCCATTTCTAATAATGGAAGTACCGCAGTTTCAACAATACTTTCATCTATAGTTTCATTAATAATTATTGTTCTTTTGTTTAAGTTTTTGAAATATTGATACGCTACGGGGTCACTTGTTTCTTGTAATTGTGAAATTAATTCATTAATGTCTAGTGAACCTAACTCACTCATTAATCTTTTCATAGTTTTCTCCTTATACATAAAATCATTTCCTGAGAAATACTAAACTCAATCAATTCGTTATTTGATTAAAAATTCAACTTAACTTGACTTTCATCTTTCTTATTGTTAGTACTACCCAACTTATAAAGCTTAGTTTCGTTTTTATCAATTTCACCATTTTCATCAAAAGCAACTAAAACATATCCATAATCCTGTGGCTTGCTACTTGTATTTCCATTGGAATAATCAAATTCTAAACACATACAGCCAGATTCAATACCATACTTGCCTAAATAATTTGGTATCTCCCCTTGGTGGTGATTGTGGGCAACTATTAAAGTAGTAAATTGTTCGCCTGAATTAATAAAATGTTTTATTGCAGTCTTGGCATTCTTTACTTCAACTTTAGAAAAATTATTAGGATGACAACATATAAGTTTATTATTAATATTTACATACCATGAATTAATAACTTTTATATCTTTAACACCTTCATAATGTATTTCTACTCCGTCTTCATAAAGTGTAAAACCTGATTTTATCATTTCAAGCACATTAGGATTAATAAATTTATAAAGTTTCTTTTGATGCATATTGGCAATATATTTTCTCCATCTATTATCATGGTTTCCGTATGATAATATAATTTCTACTTCATTACCAACAATTTCTCTTATTTTTCTAAATATATTAATAGCATCAATTAATTCTTGTTCTACAGGATATTGTTTTAAACTGGGATACACTGATATTTCAAACATATCTAATACATCCCCTGCACAAATAATTGCTTTAATTTCATCTTTATGTTTTCTAACCACATCAACAATATCTGCTCTTTGAAAAGGAATATGTAAATCATTTAAAACAAGTATCTTATTTCTTTTAGATTTATTTAATTTATATTTGGGTGTCTTATTTTCTAATTCAGTTAATAAATTATTAGCATTTAATTTTGCTATTTTTCTTCTATATTTTCTAATTACATCTCTTATACGTTCAGAATCCCAATAATCTGTATTAAATTTTTCATTTACCATATCCGCTATTGGTCTATATTTATAACCTTGTTCCCATTTATTAATTATCAAAGACTTATGTTTATCTTTATTTATCACTTCACTTACTCCTTATTTTCATTGTTAAACTTGTTTATTATTTGTTTACTTATTTTCTTATTCTGTCTTTTAATCTTCTGCTTATCTTTTTGTATATCTCTCAATACTGTATAATCAATATCCACATCATCAACATCTTCAATTTCGTCATAGCAGTCATTATAGTCATAATTCATTTGATTATAAATTCCCTCACT